CACCCCGTATGGGTAAGTCTGAATTCAGTTCTTACTTGTTTCCGGCGTGGTTTTTAGGGCAGTACCCAGACAAAAAGATAATTATGGCGACCCATACCGCCGGTCTTTCAGAAGATTTTGGTAGACGGGTCAGAAACTTGATTGATTCAGATGAATATAAGCAGATATTTCCAAAAACTTTGGTTGCCGATGACCAAAAAGCTGCGGGAAAATGGTCTACGAGTGTTGGCGGTCAGTATTACGCTGTCGGTGTTGGTGGCGCTTTGGCTGGTCGCGGTGCCGATCTTTTCGTTATTGACGACCCACATTCCGAGCAAGACATTAAAGCTAACAGCCGAGCTACATTCGATAACGCTTGGTCTTGGTTCCAGACAGGCCCACTCCAACGACTGATGCCGGGTGGTGCAATCATAGTAATTATGACGCGATGGAGCTTGGTGGACTTAACGGGCAGGCTTTTGCAGTACCAGATGCGTAATCCAGACGCCGATCAGTGGGAAATTGTTGAACTACCCGCGATTCTCCCCAGCGGTAAGAGTCTTTGGCCCGAGCAGTGGCCCGTCGAGCAGTTAGAAGCCAAAAAAGCAAACATGGACGCACGGTACTGGAACGCTCAGTACATGCAGCAGCCAACACTAGACTCAGCGGCGTTTATAAAGCGCACCCACTGGCGGATCTGGGAGAAAGATGACCCACCGCAGTGTGATTTCATTATTCAGTCGTGGGATACGGCGCACGAAACAAAGACGACCAGTGACTACACGGCCTGTACAACGTGGGGGGTTTGGTATAACGAAGAAGAAGGCGACAGACCAAGCCTTATATTGCTGGATGCGTTTAAAGATAGGATGGAGTTTCCAGAATTAAAGGAGGTAGCACTCAAGCAGTACAAGGAGTGGGACCCAGATTCGTTTTTAGTGGAGAAAAAAGCGGCTGGCGCTCCACTTATACAAGAGCTGCGTCGTATGGGAATCCCCGTCGATGAGTTCACACCCAGCCGGGGTAATGACAAGATTGCGCGGGTCAACGCTGTATCAGATCTGTTCGCGTCGGGCGCTGTTTGGGCACCAGATCGCCGCTGGGCAAAAGACGTAATTGAGGAAATCGTAGCCTTCCCTGTTGGGGAAAACGATGACTATGTAGATACGATGACGCAAGCCTTGCTGCGGTTTAGGAACGGTGGGTTTATTAGCCTACCTACCGATGAGCAGGATGCACCGACAAACTGGAGAAGCCGAAAGGCTGCTTACTATTAAAGGAAAGAATCATGGCAATTGATAAAGCACTAACGCAGATGCCTGTTGGGATTGAAGAGATGGCTCAGCAGATGATGGGTGAGCCGGACATTGAGATCGAGATCGAAGACCCTGAGTCGGTAGCTATTCGTGCCGATGGGTTGGAAATTGAGATTGAACCGGGGGAAGCTGATGAAGATTTTTATGCAAATCTTGCTGAAGAAATTGATCCTAGCGAACTGGATACTCTTGGTTCCGATTTGCTGGAAGATATTAAAACGGATATGGGTTCGCGTAAGGAATGGGAAGATACGTATAAGCAAGGGTTAACTTTGCTTGGTCTTAAGTACGAAGAAAGAACAGAGCCATGGAACGGCGCATGTGGCGTGTTCCACCCCATGATCACGGAAGCAGTCGTACGCTTTCAGTCAGAAACAATTATGGAGACTTTCCCTGCACAAGGACCAGTTAAGACTAAGATCATTGGTAAGCAGACCAAGGAGAAAGACGAAGCTGCCCAGCGTGTGAAGGAAGATATGAACTACGAACTGACTGAGCGTATGCCAGAGTTTCGTAATGAGCACGAGCGTATGTTGTGGAACCTACCCGCAACCGGTTCGGCATTTAAGAAGGTCTACTACGATCCATCACAGCAGCGCCAGATGTCAGTGTTTGTGCCTGCCGAAGATGTAATCATTTCGTACGGTGCCAGTGCAATTGAGACAGCCGAGCGCGTAACGCACCGGATGTATAAGACTAAGAATGAGATTCGCAAACTGCAGGTGGCTGGGTTTTATAGAGACATTGATCTGGGCGACCCACCGAAGCAGAAAAATGAAATACAAGAGCGTAAGGACAAGGAAACTGGCATAAGTAGCTTGAATGATGATCGCTACATTCTTTATGAAATGCACGTAAACCTTGATTTGGCAGGGTATGAGGACGAAGATGACGGTGAGCCAACAGGCATTGCTTTGCCGTATGTGGTGACTGTAATGGAGGGAACGGGCGAGATTATAGCTATTCGTCGTAACTTCTACGAAGATGATGAGACAAAACAAAAGCGTAATCACTTCGTGCATTACGTATACATCCCCGGGTTTGGGGTGTATGGCTTTGGTCTCTTTCACTTGATTGGTGGGTTTGCTAAGTCCGCAACCAGCATCATCCGACAACTTGTTGACGCGGGTACGTTATCAAACCTTCCGGGCGGTCTGAAGTCTCGTGGCCTGCGGATTAAGGGTGACGACACTCCAATTGCTCCGGGTGAGTTCCGCGATGTAGACGTTGGTTCCGGTGCTATTCGTGACAACATCTTGCCGCTGCCATATAAAGAGCCATCGCAGACGCTATATAACCTATTGAACACCATCGTTGATGAAGGTCGTCGCTTTGCCGCAACGGCTGACATGAAGATCAGCGATATGTCCGCGCAAGCTCCGGTGGGTACGACGTTGGCGTTGTTAGAGCGTATGCTCAAGGTGATGTCGGCTGTTCAGGCTCGGGTGCATTACGCATTTAAGCAAGAGCTGAAGTTGCTCGCCGCCATTATTCGTGACTACACAGACGACAGCTACGACTACGAGCCGGAAGATGGGCAGCCACGGGCTAAGGCCAGCGACTACAACATGGTCGAGGTTATCCCTGTATCAGATCCCAACGCAGCAACGATGTCTCAGCGGATCGTACAGTACCAAGCCGTGCTGCAGCTTTCTCAACAAGCACCACAGGTATACGACATCCCCGCTCTACACCGGCAGATGCTGGAAGTGTTGGGTATTAAGAACGTAGCCAAGCTAGTGCCAAGTATTGACGATGAGAAGCCCACAGACCCGCTATCTGAAAACATGAACATGCTGAGGCTAAAGCCAGTCAAGGCGTTTATGTATCAGGACCACAACGCCCATATCACGGCGCATACCAATATGATCCAAGATCCGGCTATTCAAGCCATGGTGGGTCAGTCTCCAATGGCTACGCAGATCATGGCGGCGGCTCAGGCACATATTGCCGAGCACTTAGCTTACGCGTACCGTCGTCAGGTTCAGGATGCCATCGGGGTTCCGTTGCCACATCCAGATGAGAAGCTGCCAGAGCAGGCTGAGGTTGAGTTGTCCCGTATGGTGGCGGAAGGGTCTCAGATCGTACTGGCGCAACATCAGTCCGAGGCCGCACAAGCACAGGCTCAAGAGCAGATGCAGGATCCGATTATGCAGGTCGAGATGCAGAAACTTGGCTTACAGCAGGCAGAGATCCAGCGTAAAGCTGCCAAAGATCAGATGGATGCCGAACTTAAAGCCCAGCAAATGCAGACTGACGCACAGTTAAAAGCCGGGGAACTGATGCTCAAGGCTGAGATGGCGGGTATGAAGCAGGAAGAAGCCGAGGCTCGGTTTGACTTAGAAAGTGCTCGGACTGGCATTGATATAGCCAAATCCCACAGCACACTTCGGCTAAACAAATCTAAAACTAAAGGAGGTAGCAAACAGTGATAACTTCGTTCGTAGACGTTCTACGCAAAAAGATTAGAGACGACATGAATAACTACGCAGATGACTGCGCTGGTGGGGCATGCCGCACTTTTGAAGAGTACCAAAAACTCTGTGGCGTCATTCAAGGTCTGGCATTAGCAGAGTCCCATTTACTCGACCTTGCAAAAAGAGCTGAGGAATCAGATGACAACGATGACTGAAGAAATAAGTGATCAAAAAGCCACACAACTCCCCAAACCGCAAGGTTGGAAGATTCTGTGTGCCGTTCCCGAAGTAGAAGATAAGTTCAGCGGTACGGATGTTCTTAAACCGGAATCAATAGCCAAGATCGAAGAACACAGTACAACTGTGCTTTTTGTGGTGGGTGTTGGCCCCGACGCGTACAAAGACACGGCTAAGTTCTCAAGTGGCCCGTGGTGTAAAGAAGGTGACTTTGTGTTAGTTAGGGCTTACTCCGGTACACGTTTTAAAGTCCACGGACGCGAGTTCCGCTTACTCAATGATGATCAAATTGAGGCGGTTGTTGAAGACCCACGCGGATATACCCGCGCTTAATAGGAGCTAAAAATGGCAACTAACGATAAAGAAGAGTTTAAATTTCCTGACGAGCAAGAAGACATTCAAGCCAACTCTGGCGTGGATGAGTCAGCTTCTGAAGAATCCGACATTGAACTGGAGGTTGTAGACGATACACCGCCAGAAGATCGGGGGCGTAAGCCTTTAGATCGTGAGGTCGAGGACCCGTCTGATGAAGAAGTTGCAGAGTACAGCGACAAAGTTCAGAAGCGGATTAAGGAGTTGAGCCATGCCCGCCATGATGAGCGTCGTGCCAAGGAAGCGGCACT